CTGATACCATTGGTCTCATCAAGCATTTCAAACTGGAACTTAAGAACTCTAAACTTATGGTCTTTATTCTCCTCAATAATATCAGAGATTAACTGCTCCATAAATAGAGTCTTCCCAGTACCAGGCCTAGCACCAACTACGGTGATAGTTCTCCATTCCAATCCATCACAGAAGGCATCATTAAATTTGGGCCATGAACTTTTAAGTGATTTCAACTCACCAGATCTTCTAGCCTTCATCTTAAGAAGGGCTTTTCTAAGAGCATCTCTTTCACTCACAGGCTTCAGAGCCCGGGCACCGTTAAATAATTCTGCCATAATATAGGATTTGTTATTCTACATGTCTAAGCTTAAAGTCATTATATACATAATGAGAAAAGCCTACTATAAATTCAATTGCTAGAAACTGAAGTACATTCATCTCCACCAGAAAGGTTTTGATAAATAACCAGGATACAAGAGATCCTAATGTTGCAATGAGAAACAATTTAAATCTAATCATACAATTTTTTCTTTAAAGAATACTGGTGCTTCATAATCATCCTGTGTAATCATATCACAATAAGTTGCTAGAGTAGAATCCCAGGTCTTATCTGTATTCTGTTTTCTAATAAAGTACTGTGAGTTCCGCATGTAGTTGTACCTATTAATAGAATACTCTTCTACATACTTCTCAGTAGCTTGAATAACTATCTCCCAAGAATAATCAAACTCTTCAAAGAACCATCTAAATGCATTCTCTAGACTCTTTACATTAACTCTTGCATAAACACCACTTGGAAGCTTAGTAGCTGGGAAGCATTCATTATAAGTCTTAATGTTTTCTAGAAAATCATCACCCATAAGGGTTTTAGATGTTTTCTTCTTAGATTTCTTGAAGTAGCCTTCAATTTCTTCTATAAATTTAATGCTATTCTGAGACAATTCCAAATCATTTATAAGATAATTACCTGCTTTAAGTCTAACAATTTCTAGAGCTGAATTAACAGATTTATCTGGAACAATGTTATTATGCATGCAATATAATACATAGAAAGAATTAGGTGTTAAACCTGCTTTCATTAATTTGTTAAATACTTCTTGCATTACCAATGAATTGTATAATTATATAAATGTTTAACAGTAGTTTGTACTTCTTGAAAAATACCTTTAGAATCCCATTTGCTACCATTATAAGCTGCGCTTGCAGGATGGGAAACCATAAATTTAGTACAATTTTCTCCACACATATCTGCCCACTCTTGAGATTTTTTACCCATAAAGACATAAACTAATCCCGGGTGAAAGTTCTTAAAGTAATCAAATAAGTATGCTGTAAATGGAGCCCATAAATCATAGTGTTTACCAATCTTACCAACTTCAGTTGTAAGAGCTGTATTAAGTAAGAGTACACCCTGATTAGACCACCTTTTTAGATCTAGTGGTCTGTCATAGAATGGATACATTTTCTGTACTTCATCAAGAATAAACCTTAAAGAGGGCTGTTCTTTTTCAGATTTACTACAACTAAATGCAATGCCGTCTGCCACATTAATTTGTGGGTAAGGATCTTGTCCAACCATTATAACTTTTAATTCGTCATAAGGACACTCTTCAAATGCTCTAAACACATCTTTAAGAATTGGAGTAAATCTTTGTCCTGCATTAGACATATTGTATAAGTCAGTTAAAATTTTTTCAAATTCTAAACTAAATATAAAAGGTTTAAGAACTCTACCCCATCCACTGGGTTCAAGTTTATTAAATATTTTTTGTTTATAGTCCTCAATGTCTAATATATTATTCATAATCATGTATATTTGTTAAAAAAGTATAATATAATGGCTACTATAAAAGAAATAAAAGATACTGCAGTAATCAAAATTGAAGTAAATAAAACTTACTATTTAATGGTTAAAGCATTATCTCTACAATTATTCTTAAATGTAAACGTAGAAGATAAAGATCAATATTTAAAAGATTTACTGACTAAAGAATATAAAGATCTAGATGAAAATCAAAGATCATTATATACCGTTATACTTTTACTTGCTGAAATTGAATCTCAAGCAACAAAACAGGATCTTTATGAAGAAAAAGAAATTAATTATCCTTCAGAAAATCCAGTTAAGATAGATTAAGATTAAATTCTTTACCTATTTGAATACAAGCTTCAATAGCTAGTACCAATTCCATTTTACTACAGTCCGCAAAAGACTTACAGTATTCAGCACCATCTGCGTCATAACATAGACCAGCATGTTGCTTTATAATAGTTTTCATTTCATCAAATGTATAGCCAGATTCTTTGGCTAATTCACGGATACAAGCATGTACTTTTGCTAATTGTGCAATAGAACCATCATTTGATGTAAGTCCCATAAATACTTCAACTTGTTGTCCTTCAGGAAGTTTATCCAAGAATATCTGATAATTTAATTTGGATTTATCATCAGGATAAACTAACTTACCATCACGTTTAACTAGTTTTACAGTGAACATGTGCTAATTTTTTAGTATATTATTAATAGATATGGCAGGAAAGAAAGGTAACCAAAACGGGAGAAGTAAAGATACTGATATAATCACAGATTATTTAGAAAAATTTCCTAATTCTCCATCTAAAACTCTAGCAAGGAAAATATATTCTGAGCATCCAACTTTTTCAAGTTTTGAATCAGTATATAGTAGAGTTAGATATTACCGTGGTCAACTTGGTGATCACAATAGAAAAAAATTACTTAACAGCCATTTTCAAAAAGAACTTAAAGTAGAATTCACTATGAAAGAAAAATTCTTACCGGAGTCTTATGCCAATAGGCGTGATACTTTTATATTCCCTTCAGGTTGCAACTCAGTAGGAGTTATTGGTGACCTACATGTTCCATACCAAGATAATGATGCTATTGAAGCAGCATTTGCTAAAATGGAAGAAGAAAAAATAGAGTCTCTCTTTATAAATGGAGATCTACTTGATTTCTATCAACTTTCTTTCCATGAAAAAGATCCAAGAATGGTTCATTTCAAGCAAGAAATAGAAGCAGGAAGACAATTTCTTGAGTACTGCAGATTTAGATTCCCAGATATTCCAATCTATTTTATCCCAGGTAATCATGAGAATAGATTTGAGAGATATCTTAGAGTAAAAGCATCAGAGCTCTTAGATATGGATGAATTTAGACTGGATGTACTTCTACATGTTGCAGAATACGGGGTACAATATATTCCATTTAGATCTAAAGTTGTCTTTGGTGACTTCCTTATAGAGCATGGAGATAAAATTCCTGGTGCAGGTGGTGTAGTACCAGCCCGTACTGCTCTAATGAGACTAAAGACTAACTGTCTTATAAACCACTTTCACAAAACAAGTGATAGTTCACAAAGAGTTTATGGTCCAGGAGAGTCTACAACTATCCGTGGCTATAGCCTTGGCTGTTTATGTGAACTTACTCCAGAATATTTAGAAATAAATGAGTGGAATCATGGATTTGCTATTCTAAAAAGAAATGGTAACTTAGTACAAGTTAACAATTACAAGATAGAAAGTAATCAAATAGTCTAATGTTTCTACCAATTGAATTTCAAGATCAAGATGGCCCATACTTTGAGCATCTAAATGTTACTCACATAACAAGAATATCTTTTATTAATCCAAGAAATCCAGATGCAGGAGCTAAGATACATCTCAGAACAGGTGAAGTCTTATCTACTAAGATGCCATTTGATCAGCTATCCCAAGCTATTGATGAAGCTTGGGAATCTGCAGCTTCTCTTGTGCTTAGTACTCTTTTATCTGAAAAGGCTAAGCTTGTTTCTGGTAACCAACGGCCTGAAGGAAACTCTGAAACTCTTGAGGACTATTAATCCTAAACTGATCAGGCCATTCTAGATTAGTAACAACCCACCCTTCTTCATCTATCCTATCACTGTCTACTGAACAGAGAGTTAGACCACTAAATACTTCAAAAATATAGTAGTAATAATCATATCCGTTTTGACTATCTGCATGTTTGATTTCTACTTTATTAAAACCAAGTTTTACTAAATCATTTTCTGTCATTTGTTAATTGTTTAGCAATTTTGTTAGCTAAATATGAGCTACACTTGTACTTATGCATTACATAACCTGCAATAATTCTAGGATTCATTGTGCTAATATCCGCATACTCCAGTTTTATTGTTTTTACTATGTGATCTACTATTACATTTGCCATTACTTAGCTGCCATTGTTTGCATGAATATTTCATGATTAAGTATTTCATGCGCATAGTTCTTAGCAACTTTCCAGTATGCTTCATTTACTTTGCTGTACTCACCATGCTCTTGTAATCTTAGGTCTCTGAAATTCTTGATAGATAAAGTTACCATATGAAGATTGTCTTTGTCTTCAGATTCAAGCATTTGAATCATGTTCTTTATCTCAGTGTCATTTACATAACCCATTTTCTTTAGCAACTGTAGTTCTGCCATATATACAAATGGTCGGAATGTACCTGCTTTAGTACCCTTATGGTACATATACCAAAGATAATGTAAATTTTGATCTACACCATCCGTAATGTTATAATGCTCTTCAGCAATCTTTGCAGAGAGTTCTTCTATTTCTTTTCTAATACTTGGTTCCATTTTTTCTACAAATACTTCCATTACTCTATCAATTAAAACGTCATAACTAATATCCCTGCGCATATATCGCATACATTCAGCAAAACACTTCTCAATTAAATCATTTTCTAAAAAACTTTCAGAAAATATACCTAATTGTGTTCCACGGGATAATTCTATCATGAAGAGTTCTAAATTGCTGTATGTATTCTTCTTTTCTTCTATGTTCATACCGAATATTTTTGCCACCATACTGAGAAGTCTTAGACTCTTGTATTTTGGGGACCCATAATAAATCTTCTCCTGTAAGCTTGTTTGCAAGATTATATTCATGTTTTGCTTCATTATGTGTTAAAAAGATTACCTCAGCTTTAACTCTATCATCAGCCCATCCCATAGATGTTGCTGCCATTTTAACATGGTTAAATAAGTTTTCATAAAGAAGTAACCAGTTATCATGAACAATAACAGGACTAAAGTTCAAATGAACTTCATATCCGGCATCTAGAAAAGATCTTACAACTAATAATCTTTTACCAATTTCAGCTGTATTAGGTTCTAATACTTTTCTAAATGGTTCAGGCATTAGAGTAAACCGGATCCTAATCTTACCTTCAGAATCAAATTCTAATAAATCTGTATTAATACACTTAGTAGCAAATGAACCCATAGCAAGTGGATGATCTCTAAAGAACTTAAAAATAGTCTTCCATTCTAATTGACTTGCATGTAATCCTATATCAGAATTACAACCAATATCATAACTTATATAATCTCCAGTTTGATTTGGTTTCTGTACCGTAGCAAAAAAGGCATGAGAATTTATCTCAGTTAGAATATCCATTGTATTCTTAGCAATTGTTATATACTGAGCATTATGTCTCTTAACATAGCAATATGAACAATTATATGCACATTCATTAATAAAACTTGGTGCAATAAAATCCGTGCTTCTGCCCGAAGGCCTGATTATCATGCTTTTTCTAGTTACTATTTTAGTTTTCATAATTTATTAAATAACACCATTTATACCCTCTTGCGGTATTTCTTTCTCCTCTACACACTCTAGTAATATTTTGAATTGGACAGTTAACTGATTCTGCAGCATGTTTTGCAGACTCATGTATTTTTATCAGATTACCATTTAAATCTAATTGTACTGTTTTCTTCTGATTACTTTCATGCATTCTATCAAGAGCATTATTTAATCCAGTACTAAAAGCATGATTCAGATTATGTTTATGAGTACACCATTCTAGGTTAGTATAATGATTGTTCAGTTTATTACCATCAATATGATTAATAACATATTGAGGTTTATAAC